CAGCCGGCACAATAAATTTTTGTGCTATTTTTGTAGATGTACTGGTATTACCAAACGCATAAAAGCTTTTTCCCTCATCTAAATGCCCGATAAATCCTGCATCCTGCTCATAAAATATCCAATCTAATGTTTCCCACCAACCCTTCAAATGATAATTCACCTTGTTATAATCGTTTTCGACTAAAACCAATCTTTTCTCAAAATTCGTTTTTTCTTTCAACCAGGTTTGGGCAGCATTCAAAGCTTGCCCAGGTGTCCCATTCGGAAGGAACCCCATCCATTCTTTTTTCCCGAACCGTTGCACCATCACTTGATCTTCGACAAAATTGGTGATCCCATCTTCCTTTGACCATGGTACCGATGGTTTCAGGTCAACATACCGGATCGCCACTCGATTTGCAAATTGGTCAAGGCTGACACGCATGGCTGTGGACCCTAATTGGATCTCGATCTCATTTACAAACCCATTCCAAATATTCTGGCCAAAGTCATCAAGGATATCCACAGACTTTCCCAACCCATCCAAAATCTGTTCTAAATTATCTCGAATATCTTTTGGTTGCGCTTCTAATTCAGCTTCACGGCAACCACCAGGTAGAGCCCAATATAATCTCTTTACTTTCCATTTTTCCACCAACGGATTAAGCTCACTGAATCGATCTTTTATGATAACTTGCATTAGATATTAATCCTTCTTGGTCTGTATCTCAGCATGAGTTTCATTTGTTGTTTTGGTATGCTCAGTCCACTGCTGGTGTCCCACTTAACCCGAATACATTGATCCTTGCCTGGCATCAACCAGATCCCTTTTCCAGTTGCCTGATGAGATAAAATTCTCTTTTCGTATCCGCCTGGAATAGAATAAATCAAATCATTCGTTATCTCGTCATACAAAGTTTCATTCCAGGTTAACCCATAATCGCCCAGGTTGTAATAATGTCTGTACCCATCCAGAGGAAGAAAATCAATATCGTCAATTGTTAGAACATGCGAACCGCTGACATTTCTTTGGGCTTCAAATGCGAATAGTACATCAACTAATTCTGTTGATCTCAGATCCCTGGGAGGGATATGCATGGCAGGTAGTATCACCATTTTTTTATTTACTTCAATTTTTTGCCATCTGGAATACTCCACAGCATCACCCTGGCTGACCTTGCACCTGATCCAATAATCATTCGTTGTAACAAAATCTTTCATTCTGAGCACTGGCCTTACTAACCGGCCGGCAATTCTCCCAGCGATAGCGTCATCAATGTTGAACTGAACAATTTTTAAGGGAATAGTTACTGACCACTGTACTAAACCATAAGCGCCATTACTGGTATCAGCATTCATTACAACACCCCAGTTTAATAAACTACTTCCCTGTGACCCATCAATGTAAGTATCACCAGGCAGCATGTTTGATATGATCTCATTACTGACAAGAATATTTCCAAAGGGAGCTGTATTGGTTAGGTCTTCATGTTTTATGATCACAGTTGCGGGAGCTGGCACCTCCCCGTCAATGTCTACCCCGTTTATAGTTGCATAATTAAAGCAAACTTCATTCTCACTGTATTCATTATCAATCCGAATTCCATGAATAATATTAGTCCCATGAATATTACTTAACGGTACCCAATCTCCAATTCCTTCCCAAAAATTCTCCCGAATCAACTCCAGAGAAACTCCCATCCCTCCCCGCTTTAAATCCATTGATCCTTTCCCAATTAATTCCAATCGACCGCTGATCACTTTGCTCTCATATTGTTGCAGGTTAGTAGCTGGTGTCAGAGAAAGAATAGCTTGTTCTCCCAGATTTACCTGGGAGAACAATGCTTCTATCATTTTCAACCAATCATCAACCACTTCAGGCATACCATGAAGAATCACCTCGATTTTTTCGACACAGGTTTGGCCAGAATTTTTGGGCAGATTTCGCCGGCATCCCTTAACCGGAGCAACAATCCCCACCCCGCTCAAATGTACTTGGGTTGATCCAACTTTCAGCACCAGCTCTTCCATACTAAACCTCATCCGGATCAGGCAGGGTAAAGTAAGGGACGCTGGCGCTCATCTGGAATTGGCGGGTTCGGATTTTCTGGACTTCAATCAGATATTGGGATTTGATCTTCTCCACCAGGTTAACCATATCCAATCCGGTTTGGTTCAGTTCAAACGTATCCGCCCGGTCAATCATCCTCATCTCCAGCGCATACACAGCCGCACCCCGCACGATCAACCCATCCATGCCCATTTCCAGCACAGTCACAATAGCCCCATCCAGACCATCAAGCATCAATGTAATTGGGGTCACCACCTGCAGGTCCCTGATTGCCTGGCGAATGGACTCATCCAGTGTGGTATTATCCCAGATCAAACCGCCAACATCCATCAGGAACAACTTGACCCGCTCCCGGATCTCTTCAAGACTTTGACCCATTATTCACCTTTCGAAGATCTGCCATCTTTTAAGGCAGATGAGAACTTCATGCCGTTCATGCTGATAATCACCACCCGATCAGGATAGACATTCCACCCCAACAAATTCTCCGGATCAATTTTCAATTCTTCGGCAAGTGCCAATACAGGTGCAGGAACACCGGTCTTTTTTTCAGGTCTGACTTCCCCTTTGTCATCAACTTTAATCACCACCGGTTTTTCTTTTTTTTCTCTTGGTTTTGTTTCAATTTTTTCTGTCATGCTTTCACCTCTTCTTTGTGTAATTCAGGATGAGCTTGCCACAGCAATCTCACCATGCTTTCAAAATCTATCTCAATCGGTTGCGTAACTTCCACATCCAACCCCAACCAGGTACGCATTTCTTTCTCATTCCCATGGAAGTAATTCAAATCCAGAGGAGTACTCACCCCGGGCAGTACAAACTTATCTCCGGAAAATTGCCAGATCTTCCATTCCCTGCAGTTGGTTGGAATCGAAGGTCCCTGAATCGATGGCAGATGGGAAGCCTTCAATCCCTCCCAACTGACCGACACCCTCCCCGGCTTGTAAGGGTAATGTGCCAGCCACAGATCCCAATCCTTCAACCACACTTGCATGGCCGGCGCATGCTCCTTGACGAAACTTGCCCTGGTATAGATCATTGTCTTTTTGCCGGTGACCTTCTTCATCTCGCTCGTCAGTTGGTGGCTCGATACTGAGATCGTCGCAGCCCCCAGCTTTTTGGTGATATATCCTTTGCGCCATTCGGCCCAATCCCCCCAATACTGCTCCACATCCACAGCGAAGAAATCATAATCGATCCCAATCAAACAATTCTTGATAAAGTCCGCCTGACTCTGTACATTACACAGCGGATCATGCCAGTGATACAGCCCAACCAGCATCCCGGCATCCCTGGCACCCTTCACATGCTCTCTGGTCAACCGATCATAGGAATAATTCCCCTGCGACAACTTAATAATCGCAAACCGCACCCCGCCCTCATAAAGTACCTTCCAATCCACCGTAGGCTGCCAACTCGAAACATCCACCCCTAAACAAAAATCATCCATCCACACTCCTCCTCGATCCGTAAGGGCAAAGCATTCCCGTTCTTAGAATGCTTTGCCCCATCTTTTCCTACAAGCTACGAGCTACGAGCTACGAGCTACGAGCTACGAGCTACGAGCTCTCATCCCATCCTCCAACGCCACCCCCAAAATATACGCCGCCAGAATCGAAACAACAGCCACCGTCTCATTCTCCGGCACATCAAACCCCGGATCAAAATTCCGGATCACCAAAAACACCAGCCCCACCAAAGCCGCCCAAAACTTCCTCGATCCCAACAACAACTTCCACTTTTCCATCATTCCTCCTGTCCTTTCTTCTCTCTCGTATGGGCAAAGCAATCATCCCTTCGATTGCTTTGCCCTTGTTCTTTTTCCTCAAGACTCCCGTACGGGCAATGGCTTGTCCTTGCCCTTCTTTTTTCTTTTCCTAATCCCTAAATCCTAAACCCTAACCCCTGCCTTTAGGCAACATTCGCCTTATACAACGGCCGATAATCCGCCACGAAAACAGACAAGAAATGCCGCACCTTCAACTGAATCACATCATTGTGAATCATGTCATTCGAAGAAGGCCGGTCCGCCACATACAGTTCCGGCATGATCCCGAACCGCTCCGCAATAATGATCCCCGGAGCTATCTTCGGATCAGCAATCGCAGCCCAGTCATTCGCATCACTCCAGGCCGGGATCGTAATCACATCCCCCAGTTCACCCCGTTGCATATTCTCGGAGAAAATATTACTCTCCCGTTCAAAGGTCGGATACAAAATCCGCATCGCTGTCAAACGCAAATTTCTCGGTACCAGCAAATATTTCGCATCCAGCGCCAACTTGGGCTTGTCCGTATCATTCGAAATCAAATCCTGGTTGTAGATCGCCATGCTCGCAGCTTCAAATGAAGCGGTAGCCAGTGCCGTAGTTCCCAAATTCTTATGCACAATCGCATCAAACACATGCGCCCCATCGGCCATAATCGGACCAGTCCCGGCAGAACTGGTAAAGATTCCCGATACCAGTGCGCTGATATTCCGCACCGCACTCGAGATCATTTTCTTGGGTAACTGTCTTAATTTATGCGTCTCGTCTTTGTCCATCATCTCCAGCGTTATCGGCAACAACCCGCCATATTTGCGGAAGTTTTGGGACTCACCAGAATCAGTAATCTCCAACTCCCCGTAAGCACCACCTTCCGAGATAATCCCCAGCGCCGTCACCTCACCCAGCAGAACTCCGCTCACAGGTTGTAAAGAATCCATATGCTCAATCGAGACAACTTTCTCCCACCAGCGGTATCCAGCCCTTCCCAACTGATCCCACTGGTCAACCATGATTTTATTGAAAGCGTTCTTGATCACGTTCGAAACCGAATCCGAATCCGCCAGAGTCACACGCTCCGGGAAGTAAGCTCCCCGCAACTCAGCATCCCCGGTCAGCGTGGTATACAGCTCCCGGATCCCCGATAGCTTTGCCACTTTCACGCCCGCCATGCCCGTGTCCCTCGGAGCACCCAGCAGGTCATCAGCCGCAGCCTGTAATCGGTCACGTTCATTCACCATCTGTGTCACAGCACTGCTCCCCTGGATAATCCCGCCGCCTTGCAACGAGGCATACAGCTCTCTTGCCTCCTGAATGGCACCATCCAGTTCGTCATCCGAAAAGCTCATTCCACTGAACTGCTTCCGCATCTGTTTTTCCAGCGCATCCGGCAGTTTGGCATTCCCCAACTTGCTCTCAAGCACCATCTCATGCATCCTTTTTTCCATCAATGCAATCGACTGGTTGGTTTCCTTCACCTCCTCCTTTTTGATCTCCTGTTCTTTCACTTTTTCTTCGTTTTCCATTCCTTTAATCTCCCTGTTCTGATAGCTTTCCTGTAACGAGTTGAGCGCTCTCAAAAACGCCCCACCTCGTGCAGGCCGATACACCAGGTCAACCGAAAAGACGCGCACAATCTGTTGCACATCCTTCCCTTTGCCTGAAAACAACAAATCCGCACTGAACCCGATCCTCGGTTTAGCCCCTACAACATCCAGCCACTCCCGCCCGATCGCTTCCAGCAGTTGTGCGCTCGGACCAAAAGGTCTCAACCGCACCCGGATCCCTTGCAGTTCCTCATCAAATCTCGCCTCGGTACACACCCCGGCAAGATCCCTCACAGAACGCCCTCCCCAGTTCATCCCATGGTCAATAAATGTCTCCACTCCCTCCCAATGACCTACTGAATCCCGCAGCGCACTCGCAGAGAATTGCCACCCGTTCCCATCCCCGGCAGTGATCGCCACCACGTCATAACTTACTTCATCCTTCCCCCCACCCGTATTCAAAACAGCCTTGACCGAAGCACCTTCAAAAGCCTCCCGCACCTGTTCAGTTTCAATCACCTCGCCATCCACCTCGCGCAATTCTCCCGCTGTCACATCGGTAACGACCAGGTCAATCACCTCATCAACCGCAGCACGCTCCTCCTCTCCGGCACTCAATTCAGCTTTTGTCGGAGTTCCCGATTCCATATCAAAATCCCGCAGTGGGATATCACTCAAATTCCCCACCGGCTCACACGCTCCAACATCTTCCAGCGAACACTTGCAGTTCTCCCCGCAAAACAACCAGCCCGACCCCGGCACAATCTCAGCTCCCTCCCATTCGCTAAGCTCATGCCTTTGACCATTGGCAGCCTTGCAGCTTGGACAACTATTTTCCAGATCACTCACAACCCATTTTTTCATCTCATCTCCTTCTTATGCAGCTACCGATCCCTTCAATTCACCCGTCTCTGTATCAACTTTGATAGGTTTTCTATTCGGGATTCCTTTCTTCCGTCCCCTCGTCTCAACCACTTTCGGGGAAACCTTCTTGCCTTTTTGAATCACTTCTTCCACATCCACCACCTCGCCTGCAAACCGGTACACCATTCGCAGCATCTCGCGCTCATCAATCAATCCCCGGTCATACAAATTCACCAGGGCAGAGGTCATCGTAGAGGTTGCGATCGCCAACGCAGCGTTATCCCTCGAGCTCAAATCCGCTCCCTGGACCTCAATTCCTGCTTCAGCATCCAAACCGCGTTCATATCTTGCCCGTCGTTGCAACGCAATCCTTCCCAAAAGCCGGATAATCTCAATAAAGAATTCCTGTCGTTGTTCAAAATGCCGGAACGTAGGTCCGCCGGCAGACTCCGCTGTCGTCCTTGTCGAGCTCTCCGGCTCTGCCAGAAAATGCAGCGGAATTCCAGCACCGGCTGCAATCATCTTTTTAATCGCCAGCCCATCCTTACTCGCGTCATTCGCCTCCAGTTGCGGGTGAATCACTTCCCATTTCTCGCTCTCATCCACCACCAGGATCGATCCCGGCACCGGAGGATTGGCATTCAAAGTCGCCTGTCTCGTCGCTCTTTCAGCTTCACTCACAAACCTGGATTTCACCGTGAAGTAAAAAGCATTCCGGTAGCGATTCAAGCGTGCCCTGTCTTCCAGCCAGCTCGAATACCGGGTCAACCACCGCAGCATCGGAGCCAGATCCGATTCCCCATGCACAGCCCCCACCGGACGATTAATTGCGAAATGAACCATTACGGTTTTCAAGCGTCCATCCTTATCCGCTTCCTCCGCTCCGCTGTCGTACGCTTCCCACACCCGTTCCTCAATCGTGTCCTCTCCCAGCCCCATCTTCGCCTTCTGGATAAATGCCTTCTCCTGTTGCAAATCATCCTTCGCCGTTTGGATCTCCTTAATCTCAATCGCCGGGATCGCCCGTACAAAGGTCATCCCGGCCGCATCCGTGGAAAGTAAAAAGAACAGTTCCCCGCTCCGCGTCAGTTCATCGCACCACTCATAAATCCGCAACGGCATCTGGTTCAGTTCATGGGTCCACCATTTTTTCAAGAACTTGCTCACCTGCTCATTCGAAGAAGAGATCGTGATCCCACCACCAACCACATATTGACTGGTCAATTCCACAATCCGCCTCGCCAGCGGGTTCAACCGCCAGGCTTCCAGCGCTTGCAAAATCACTGTCTCCCGGTCATAGTCCGATCGATCCCTTTCATTGACCGCCGCTCCGACCCCCGGCTCAATATAGACCGTCTCCAATCGCAACCGCTGCACCAACCACCGCCTTCCCCGCTCCAGAATCGTCATCCTCGCCATCTAAAATCCTTCCTTATCCATCTCACGTATCGGATCAACACCCTTAACCACCAGCGCTTCACCGCCCACGCTCCATGCGCCAGCATCCCCATCCAGCACCGCGCACAGCGCAGCCGAGAGAATCAAATCATCATGCACATACTCCCCGACTGTATTCCGCATCCCATCCGGTACACCCCACTTCATTTTTCGGTCAATCCCAGGCGTGATCGAGTATTGGCATGCATTCAGTTGACTCCAGAACAATGCTTGTTCAGCATCCCCAGGAACATATTCCTTGTATCGCCCAGAATCGATTACAGCCAGGTAATCCCAGCCCAATTGGGACTTGGTAGCCACATTAAACCGGAATTGGATCACCAAACCCGGCAGTGCCCGTTCCAGAAACGAAGATAGTCCGGCACCCACACCGGTTGCATCCACCACCAGCTTTTTGACATCCCACAACCGCGCCAGCGCCAGGAGTTCACCGTACAATTTGGTGTGTTGGATCCCGACCCACAACTTCCGAAACATGACCTTATAAGTTGGAGCTTTGATCAATTCATCCTGCATCGTTTCAAGATCAATCTCAACAATCGTCAAAGCCGTCGAGTCTCTCATGCCATATTGATCTTGGCCGCCCTCCTTACTTTTCTCCTCTTCTGGAGAAAAGTACCCCGAATGTCGTTCCACGATTTGCGAAGCACCCCGAGGAGTATCATCGAGGGGGTAATCAGCGGAACGATCATTCGGGGCTTCGCCTCCAATATCAATTAAAAACGCATAGACCTTACCTACACCTGGTTGGACCTGTTTCTCATGCTTGCCTACCATCAGTGCTCTCCGGCTCTCAGGGAACAGACCGCCCTCACCGTCGATCTCTTCACTGAAAAATTGTGTCCTGATCATAGGATGATTCCTCCCCAGCTTCGCCACCTGCTCAGCCACAAAAGCACCATAAGCCGGCACTTCTTTCGCTACATCCGCAGCCGTCATCACAAAAACTCGACGTTGGCCGTCTCGTTTTTCCGCTTCTTTTGCATCACGTAATTCTCTGGCCAGCAGAGTATCTGAAGTCCAGGCAGTCCCCCAAAAAACCCTGGTCGCATTCGTGCTTGCTGCCATGGGAGCGATATCCTTATCAAACTTACTCACCAGCACATCCTGCGCTTCATCCACCTCGAGCAGATGACCGGCAGTAGCCCCGACAATATTCGCTTCCGGAGATCCGGAAAAGAAGAAGATCCTTGCCTTCCCAATTTTGTAGATATACCCGCTTTCTTTTTTCCACATGGATTGGACCAGGATGTTGTTTTCGAGCACCCGCTGCAGCCGGCGCATGGCGTTCAGGCTTTGCGGCTTCCATGTAGGGGATACCTTCACGATCTCGCACTCGATTTGGGAGAGCAATGTAAGCAGATAAGTCTCGATCTGAGCTTGCAACTCATTCTTGCCGGATTGCCTGGGGAACATCACCACAAAAGATTTCCCCTCCCGAAAGATCACCGATTCCGCCACCGACCGCGCCACAAATACCTGATACTCCCGCAGCTTCAATCCAGAGGTATGCTCCACAAACAAACACACATCCTTCAGTACCGCTTTGATCTGTTCAACCAATAGCGACAAATCAACCACCGAAGATGGTTTTGCGAAGTGAAACGAAGCACCCCGCGATGTGAAAACAGAGCAGGGGTTTCCAGCTCTTTAACGCAAAACCACCCGAAGCGAGATTTCTACACAAAGTAGCAGAAATATTGCGTAGGGTACCTATTGAAATCAAAAGCTTTTTAAGTTCAATCAATTCATCCTCCGAAAAAACTTTGCGGAGTGAAACGGAGCACCCCGCGACGCGATAGCGGAGGAGGGGTAATCAAATTCAAACATTGAAAAAGCTCCTTATGAACGCAATAATAGACAAAATTCCAGACCCTCCGTTAGCAAGTCCACTGAACATCTTAAATTGGGTCACCCCTTCAGTCGCAGAACGGATTCGAGTCTCGTGGTCTTCCTTCGCCTTCTTCAAATCTCCAACCTCAGATCTCAAAGCTCTTAACCGCTCTTCACTTATCTCGTTTTGGTGATTGATCAGCGCTTCGATCTTCTG